ACGTTCTGAATCTTCGCGTAGGTCACCGCTCCGGCGGCAATCGTGAGACCCGAGCTACCCGAGGGCTTCGTCACCTCTCCGGTGAAGGCCCCTATCTGAATCAGGTAGGCAGAGTCCAGCGCGGCCCACGTACTGCCGTTGTACTTCTCCCAGAAGTGGTTCGCGCTGTTCCACCGGATCATGTCGGCAACCGGATTGGTCACGGTCACCGCGGCAGGGTCTAGACCCTTGGCTACGTCGAGATCTCGACCCTTCAGGTACGTCAAGAAGTCGGTGTAGAGATCGGTGAGGGTGGGAAGGTTCCAGTTCATTGTGTGCTCCTATGAGCCCGATGCCTCCCAACGAACATCTCGCGTTACTCGAGTGCCGCTGAGATCGAATACCAGGATCTTGAATGAGGTTGGGTCCGGGACATCCGTAAAGTCGATGACCCATGTCACCGGAGTAGTGCCCTGCGGCGTACCGGTGATGGACCGAATGTCGATGAAGGCCACGTTGAAGTTGACCGTAGTACCACCAGAGTCCCCAGCGTTGGCCGTAACGATTCCGCTGTCGTTCTTGATCTTCACGTCGAGCCGGATCGTCAGCGTGTCTACGGTGATCAGGTCGTTGCCGCCGCTCGAGGTGAAGTCGAGCGTTATCTTGACGTATTGGAAGTCGGTAGCGAAGGCCTGCCATACTCCAGCGTAGTCGATCCAGGGATCGCCAACGAGCTTCTTCACGCTGATGGTCGGCGTGATGGTAACCGCGCCCGCTATCGTGGTAGACCCTACGGAAACGGAGACCATCGTGGAGGGGATGACCGTCCCGTAGTCGATCGTCTCCTCGTACTTGCCGGTAGTCTGCGAGGGCTCCACGTAGATCGGGTACCCGGCATCGATCTGGTCCTGCGGCTGATCCCACGAACGCGTGGTGAAGTGATCCTGGTAGACCTCTGCAGTGAATACACACGCGAGGAGCTTCCCGGTCTCCGGGACGATCAGGCAGTTGGTCTTCGTGCCCGTAAAGGTCGACTCGGTCTGGTCGTAGAACACGAAGTCCGGCGGAGCGCTGACGATGGTAGTGATGGACTGCTCCGTGCCGTAGTTGCCCGCAGAGTCCACACCGACCACCCAGTACTTGTAGAACCCGGCGACCGACTCGAAGATAGTCGCGAAGCGAGCCTGCACTGTGCCAATGACCGTGGCCGTCGAGAACACATCGCCGCGCCGCAGCTCGTAGTTCTTCAGCGGAAGGGTCTGAACTGCATCCGTCCACCGCAGCAGCACGTTGTTGTCAATCACCTCCGCGACAATCGTAGGTGCAGAAGGCACGGTCACCACTACCTCGATGGATGCCGGCGTAGACATCTGCCCGGAGATGTCGATCGCGCCGACCCACCACGTACGTGATCCGCTCCAGGCCGCAAGTGCCCGGAAGGTAGTGACGTCCACGAAGCCTACCGAAGTGCCGCCAGCCCATGTAGTGCCGTACCGCACCTCGTAGCGAGCCACTTGGTAGTTCCCACCCGTCGGTACCGGCCAGGTCAACTTCACGTCGCTTCCGTCGAACATCGCGGAAGGCGATACAGGGTTCGGAGGGCTAGGTGTGATTACTACGCTTGCAGCAGCGATGCTGCCACGATCGCCGCCGAGGTAGGAAGCCTTGATGAAGAAGGTCGCCGCCGCCGTGAGTGCAGGGATCACCAAGAAGTCGGACTGCGTTCGTCCAACGACAGTCCCGGCCTCCCACGACGCACCTTGCCGGATCTCGTACTCCAGGAATCGCTTGTCGCCTGCAACCCGAGTCCAGCTCAGCTTGGTGCTCAAGCCCTGGAACGTGTAGGTAAATCCTGTAACGTTTGCCGGCGAGCCTACCGGCCCCTGGATGACGTACGCGTACTCGGTTGCGTCAGCCAGCTCCTGCTGTGCTCCTCCGTAGATGTTGAAGCTGGTGAACTTCAGGTAGATGGTCTTGCCCACCAGACTTGGGTCGTACGCGTAGTGCAGCAGCGCCTGATCCAACCGCGCGAAGTTGGTTCCCGACAGGTGCGAGGAGATCGGCGTGTTGTAGACGCCGCGGCGAATGTACGTATCGAGGCTGTATCGGTACTGCGCCGTCAGTGTAGCTGCCGTGTACGCGATCAGCTCGCCGTCGACGTAGCACAGGGTTGCGAGATTGTCAGCGTCTATCTGCACCCCGGCCAGCAGTGCGCCCTTACTGATGGTGAGATCTACAGCGCAAGTGTTGACCACATCCGGATCAGACCCCGTCGGTAGGGTGGCACTGAGTACCCCGTAGCGGCTACGTCCGCTGATGCTCCCGGCCTGGCGGTAGGAGTCTCCGTCGAGGCTGACCCACGCAATTGCTCCGCCCCAGTTGGGATCGTTCCCGCTGACGGCTGCCAGGATCTCGTAGCCGCTTACCGTCGCGGCGCCTGGCGCATCGAGGATGAGAGGCGTGCTGATGCTTCCCGGCGGTACGTTGTAGTCGACGGTGAAGCCGCCTGGTTCCTGGCTGGCGTACAGCGCCGGCTGACCAATCTGCGTAGGGAACTCCTCGACCGTAACGCGGTACCCATCCTCGTCAGTCTCAGTGATCTCGATGACGCGAACGCGTTCGGATATCAGCCCCAGCCCTGTATCGTTGATCAGTAGCAGGTCCATCGGCTCCAGTAGCGCGAACTGCCAAGGTAGCGCGAACTGATACGTCGCACGCGTGTACAGCGTACGCTGTAGGATCTGCTGCACCACGAAGCGGCCTACAGACTTCTCCGTGATCTCAGATGCCTGTACCGGATCCGCAGTACGCAGCCCGTAGGTCTCGATCGCCGACTGATCCTTCGCCTCTACTGGCTCCTCGTTGTAGTCGTTCGCGCGGTTGCTGAAGATGAGGCTCTGCTGGTTGAAGGCATCGGCGGGACTGGTACGGTCCAGCAGCACCGGGTCCTCACCCTCATTGTGCGTGTAGTCATCGTCGGTGAGTTCGTACACCGGAGTAACGTCCGGCGTGTACGTCTCTCCGTTCCCAGTAGCGGCCTCGTCGCTGTACGGTATCATCTTCCACAGACCCTCGCTGAAGACGATCCCCGCACCACTCAGGCGTGCGATGTGCTCGATGAACTCTGCTGCCGTACGTTGCCCAAGGACGGCTGGCGATAGGAAGATGCCGTTTGCGGTGCAGTACTTCGTCCACTGCGTCCAGTCGCCGATCGCGGAGGCCGGGTACATGATGCCATAGTGCACGTTGGTTGCAAGGTCGTCGAGGATGTCCGCAGGGTGCGCGTCGACGATGCCATCGCCGTACTGGAATCCCCAGTTCACCTCGAAGTTGTGGTTCTCCAGCGAGGCACTACCGCCTAGATCGTATGCCTCTGCAACGAGGTACGCAACGCCTCGGTAGGTCAGCGCCTCGCTCGGGTGGTTGGTAGTGAGATGTGCCCACGCCGACTGCGTGTAGGAGCCGGTGAACATTCCGAACAGCCCGGAGGCACTGAGCTTCTTCTTGCCCACCCATACGGTTAATACGCTGGAGATCTGCCCCTCGCCCAGCAGAATGGCAAGCGCTGCGGTGTAGGTGTAGGTGGTATCTACCGTCGCAACCCCGCCGCCGCCCTTACCTCCGGAGTTCGTCTCCGTCGTGTGCGCGATTGGAGTGAAGTCCCCGTACCACATGAGGTTACCGGGGACGCGATTACGCCCCCAGGCGAGCGGAATGGGCAGCCCAAAGGCAGATGCCTGTACCTTGAAGGCCAGTATCTTCTGCTGCTCGTTGAAGATCCAAGTCTTGCCGGCCACTAGGCGGCACCCCACAGAGAGTAGAACACTACCGGGCGCCGGGATAGCTGCGAGTGAATGGACGCATCACTCGTAGTGCACGAACGCTCGCGCAGCACAGCATGGATCACCGTGGGCCACTCTACTACGATGGCCCCGTGAGCAAAGCAGCGCCCGAACCGCCACACCGCGATGTCTCCCGGCTGCGGCGCGCTTACCGGTCGTGCGTACTGCTCTACCCACTCCAGGTAGCGCTCTGTGCTGCGGTGCTGGTTCCAGTCTACCGGATACGGCCTCGGATCGATGTAGGGGATCAGCCCGACCTGATGGTACACGTCGCAGAGCAGCATCGCACAGTCGACGCCCACACCCTTGATGCGGCCCTGGTGATGGTAAGGCGTACGCAGCCAGCTGCGGGCCTCCTCAACGACCGCCGTACGCTGTTCGGCTTCGGTCACGTTGCAGTCTCCGGTACCGGAACAAAGGGTAGTCCACGGAAGTTGACGAGATTGTTGAACTTGTTGACGCACGTCGTCTGTTGTTTGTCGCAGCCGGGATGCGCTGTGAAGGTGTCACCGACACCTGGCGTGTAGGGGAGCGGCAGAGCCAGATGAAACACGCCAGTCGTGTACCGCTTTACGGTACGCGCGACTCCGTTGTTGAGGCCACTGGTGAACACGACTGTTCCGAGATCAAAGACCCCCACAGTCTGCGGGAGCCCGCAGTTGATCACTGCTTTCGTGCTGCCGCTGTCTGCACTGCTGTTACTAGCGAAGGCGGCCTTGCTGAGAGCACAACCGGTATCGAAGAGCGTATGAAGGCAGCCGGGCTGCACGAGGTTGCGCGGGATCTTCATGTCGAACAGCTCTGTGTCGCTCTTTACCCGAATCTCCACGGAGCTGCGGCCTCCGGCAATGGGTGACACGCGCCCGGAGAACAACGTCAGCACCCCAATGGGGGGAATGAATGGATTCCAGATGAACGCCCGCTGTACCGTTACGCGCGCACCATCGAGCGCACCCCCGCGTGCGGCAGGAATCCAGGCTACGCCGTTGATCAGATCCTCTACATTGGGCGATACCGTCAGGGTCATCTCCCCTACCTCGATCCCTACCTTACTCGTTACCCGAGACCGCTCAATGACAGGCGCATCTGCGCTGAAGGTGTTACCGCCGTACACCACGTCGACATCGAGCGACGTATACCGCAGGAAGGACCCGTCACGCAGCGCGAAGGTGTAGAGATCCGCGACCGTAAGCTTGCGCATCGACGCGGGGTAGGGGTCGAAGAACTCCCACGCAGGGGCGTTGACCAGCGTGCCGTTGTTCCCGTTACCGGAGGCATCGCTGAGCAGCGTGCCGGAGCCCTCCACGCTAGGCCACCAGCCGACCAGCCCGCGTTCGTCCTGGAAGATGCCCAGATAATGTGCCGAGATCTCAGCCGCACTGAGGATACGCTTGTAAAGGCGCACGTTGTCAAACACGCCCCGAGTGTAGTTACCACTCATCTGCCCGATGGTGAATGGCGAACCTTCGGCAGCTACCGACCCCAAGCCAGCAATGCTCGCAGTACCGCCCGGCACCCCGTTTAGGTATGTGCGAAGTAAACCAGCGCTGCGGTCTAACACAAATACTAGATGCGCACGAGTATGCCGAGGAAAGGTTGCGGAATTCGCAACGTAAGTGGGCGTCGGGTGGGCGTTATCATTGACAAAGAATTGCGCAAGTAACGGATCGCCGACTGTGTAAGTAGCGATGCCCCAACCATACGGCCCGTAGCCGTTGCCCTTTCCCAGCTGCCAGTACGCATGCCCATCGGTTACCCGCACTCCGTATTCTAGTGAAAACGAGTCAGCAGACCCAAACTGAATCGTGGTATCGTCGGGAATGCTTACGTAGCGGCCCCCGCCACCCTCACCAACCGGGCCATCGAACGCCAGCCCGTATCGATTCGGCGAGAGCCAGCCGCGCAGCAGAGGAGTCGCGGTCTTCATACCTTGTTGCTCAGCGACCCGTAGAGCTCGCAGCGCTGGAACTCCCACAGGTTCTTCATGAACTGGTTGAACTCGACGATGGACTCCCGGAATCGGACACGGAAGTAGTACGTGCCGGTCCACGTCAGCGAGTGCCCGGCTGTACCCACAGCGGCCAGCGTGACGAGCCCGGTGTTGCTAATCGTGTAGTCCGCCGGGCTGTTCATCGTTACGCCGTTCGACTTGAGGTTCGTCAGTGCGTTGACGTTCTGTACGGGCTCTATGAGTGTGAAGCTACCAGCCCCGAACGTACGCAGCAGCTGGAACTGCGTCGCGACGCCATCCCGTACGCCGAACAGCTGATCCGTAACGGAGCTGTCGTCCGGATCAGTGTACAAGAACGAGTCGTAGTCACCGTTCATCGCCAGGAACAACCCCATGATGGTCTTGAGCTCGTCGAACCCGGTAGTCTGTCGCAAGATCGAGTAGCTCATGTTGAACGCGTACAGGGGGTACAGCATGTACCGGATACTCGACTCCCGGCCAGAAACGGCCTGGTGCTTCTTGTTGCGGAATTCCGGGACCTTCGAGACGTCCCATTGCAACCCGGGTAGCGTAGGGAAGACTGATTGGCTCATGTACGCCTCGGAACGTTGAAGTCGCGGATCTGGCTACTCAAAGCCTTCACGAGGGCTCCGCCGTTACGGCGGAGCACACGTTCGACGTCTCGGCCGTCCATCGCGTAGATGGTCACGGAGGTCCCGCCACCGCCACCGAACCCCTTGCCGGAACCGACGGCAGTTCGCATCTCGTTCGCGAACCCAGCCGGAAGGACGGCTTCACCTGGGTGCAGAAGCGTCAGCTGTTCACTGGGAACGTTCCACTGGCCCACCTCGGCCGATACGACGCTCCCGACCATAGCGACTACAGTTGCCAACGCTGCACCGGCCATTATCGGGGCGAGAATCCACCCTACGTACGGGATCTCCGACACCGCGGCGTAGACACTCGCGAACGTCTCGTACCCCTTGTTGAGGATCTTAGCGATCACCGACTCGGACTCTACCGAGAGCGACGTTGCCGCGGCAACTGTTTCGGCCGCTGTGCGCTCAGTGGAGCCCACAATGGTCGCGGCCGTCATGACTTCCTCACCGAAGATCCACTTCGTCACCATCGTGTCGACAATCTTCAGGAACGGGTTGAGCACCATGTCGATGAGCTTGCCACCGGCAGTACCCGGACCGAAGAGTTTCTCGGCGAACCGCTCGGCAATGATCCGCCGCATGCCGGAGAGGATCGACATGAAGAAGTTGTTGAAGACGTCCCGGAGATTGTGTACGCCCTGAAAGATCTCGTCGAACATGGTCGCGAACGACGACTGGATCACCGAGTGCATCCGTCGGATGATCCGGTCGGACTCGATCGCAGCTTGCTTGCGGAGGTCGAGGATCTTGGCTTGGTGGATCTGCTCCAGGGTCACCAGCTGCCGCTGTATCTCCGCTAGCTTGCGTGGATCCCGGTCGGGGTTTTGACTCTCTAATGCGAGCTGCCGTGCCAGAGCATCGCGCTGGATTTGGTACCGCTGGTTCTCCAAATCCACGTCCAACTTGATGAGCTGCTCCTTCGAGATCTTCTCGAGCGCGAACGCCTGCTCCAGCCGTGTCCGCGTCATGTCGAGTTGTCGGAGCTGTCCCTCGACGGCACCTTCTTCAGCAACACGGTCGATCTCACGCTTCTGTGAGGCGATCTCGCGCTGCAGGTTTATGACGTCCCGCTGTGCCGCCGTAGCCTGCGGAGACCCGCCACCAAAGGCTTGCGACACCTTCTCGGCGATTTGCTGAGCGATCTTCAGGCGCTCTTCGAGGTTGTTCTTGAACTGCGCCTGTTGGTTCTTCAGGTCGAGCAACTGCGTTTCGAAGGCTTCGCGGCCGATCTTGACCTCGAGCTCCCAATACTTCATCGAGATCTTCTGGCGTTCCTCCGTTTTGAGCTTCGTGTCCTCAAGGATCTTTCCCCAGAAATCCTGCTCCATCTGCAACGAGAACGCCTGGAACTTCCCATCAAGTGCACCCTCGGCTTCGTATGCCGCCCGTTTTGCTGCCAGGTTGGCTTCGAACCCACCCATCCGGTTCTTGTCCTCTCCCTTGTAGCCTTTCGAGCCACCACCGGCACCTGGCTTACCCGCAGCCGCGGTATCCGGGTTGATGATGTCGTAGATGTTCCGCCCGACCTCCGCACCGGCTTCAGCGATGCGTTCCTTCATTCGAACGAAACGCTCTTTGATCAGTTCGTCACCGTCGTCTAGCGCCCGCGCCGCGCCTTTGAAGTCGAACGTCAAGGCTCGTGCGATCGCGGTTCCCATTCCGATGAACGCCGTCGCGATGATCTGAATCGTAGCAGCGGCAATCTCCGCGACGACCTTAAGCGCACCGACCAGGATGTTCAACACGATCGCTAGCGTCTTGATCGACAGCGCGAAACCCTCGACGGCTTCCTTGCCAAATCCGCTGAACCAGTTCATCAGGGACGTTAGCACAGGCATGAGTGCCTCGCCAATGACCTTCCGGATCGCCGTTAGGGCGTCTTGAAAGTCGTTCAGTGCGGCACGGTACTCCTCGACCGTCTGAGCTCCCGTGGAGCTGAGAGTCAACCCGAGCTCGTCGGCCTTCTTCTTCGCGTGCTCCATCGCAGGTCCGAGGCGCTCCATGATCTCCTGTAGCGCGCGACCCTTGAGTCCGAAGATCTCCGCTCCGGCCGTGTTCCTGTCCGTCCCCTCTTTGTACTCCCGGAGGACACCGATGGCATCCTTGAAGAGTTCCATTTGCGGGCGCAGCGCACCCGTAGTGACGTCTCGAGTTACCAACCCGAGCGCGTTTAGGCGTTCTTCGTTCTGCTTGAGTTGCCGGTTTAGGAAGTCGTTGGCTCTCGCGACCTGTTCGACGGTTCCGTAGGCGTCGCCGATGGCAACAGCGAATACGGAAGCCTCACCAGCGGTGATTCCGAACTGCCGTGCCAGGTTCGCAGCCTCGATCGCGAGGTCTTTGGTGATCTCGACGCTCTTCTCGAGCTGCTTGAACGAGACGAACGCGACGACTAACTGCTTGACCTTGGTCGTTAAGGCATCAGTAGCGACATTGACGGAGTTGAGCTTCTCCGTCGTATTCTTCGCGAACGCTGCGAACTGCCCCTGAAGTTGCGTGATAGCACCAACGACCTCGTCGATCTTGGCGCCGATCGTTACTTCAGTTCGTTGGTCTGCCACCTTTCCGTACCTCCACTCGTATTCCCGCTGCGCCGAAGTCGGCGATCAGTCGGTTCAGACTCTTGTCCGACTTTTGGATGGCCTTCGAGAACTTACCTCCGGACAGGCCATCTACCAGTGCGGTCAGCGTGTGACTAAGGGGAGGAGCGCGCCGCCACTCTCTGGTGAACCCCTTCATCCGCAACAGCGTCATGTTGTCGTCAATATACTCCCATGTCCACCCGGTCTCCCGGACCAGTAGCGCGTAGAGGAGGTCCCAGTCTAACTCTTCGGAACCTCCGGAACCGGCTCCCCCAGCGAGAGAGCTCCTTTCACCAGCCCGGACCCACCGAGCACGGCTGTGGTGATCTTCATGAAGTTGCCGATGTCGACGTACTCCGAGACCTCGTCCTTCGACAACTGCGGGTAATGGCGCAACAGAGCCGCGTGCACGAGCTCTACGACGATGTCCATCTGCTCCGCCGTCGGTTTGCCAGCCTCGAGTTGCTTGAGATCGGCGAGCCGCGGAATGAGTGTCCGAAGCGCCTTGAAGTTGAGTGGCGGGCACTTGTACTCCTTCGGCCCGAGTTGAATCCACTGGCCCCCGAGGTCGAACCCGGGTGGGTTGACCTTCTCGGGGGCCTTTACGGTGTCATTCATGGCTGGTTGTCCTTTTGGTGTTATTCGTCGACCGAGAGCTTGCCGATCACTTCGTTGGCGGCGGCGAAGCACTGGAAGCTGAAGTCCGGGATGGTGAAGTCCTCGAGCTTCGTCGCGAGCGACAGCTGCGAGCTGATGCACGCGTAGAGATCGAGGTTCAGCTTCTTGCCGTTGAACGTCTCCGACAGGATGATCTGGAACGTCGGTGCCGTCCCCAACAGCTGGTTGTTGATGGTGATGTTCTTGCCGTTCGCCGCATCGGTGTACTGATACGACAGCTGCACGACGGCGGCGTTCTGTGCCGAGTTGAAGGTGTACACCCCGGTGGTCTCGTTGCACGAGTACTGCATCAAGCCGGGCGCCGACGCCGCCTTGGTAAAGATCGACCCGTCCGAGTCCAGCACGACGCCCAGGTCCTGCAAGAACGTCGTGTTGTTCGTCGCGGTTGCGACGTTCGCCGTTACGGTCTTTTCCTCACCGCTGACCGTCACGACCGAGCCAGCCACCGCGCCGGCTTCGCCGAAGAACAGGTCGTTGAACGCCAACCCGTTGAGTTGTGCGAAGTTGGCTTTGCCCGTGATCTTCGCCGTACCCCGACCGATTGCGATCGGGAACTGTTTCTGGCCGTACAGCTCCTTGGTCGTGAAGGCAAAGTCCACCGACACGCCTTGGACACCACCGAACCGGATCGGGGTAGCTACGCCGGACGTAACGGCTTTGCGTCCGAAGAGTACACCGGTACCAAACGAGTATTGCATGACCGTCTCCTTTCCCTAAGCAGGGACTAAGATCTCGATCGGGATGATGGCGACCTCTAGGTC